GAAGTGTTGGTTTAGGATCAGCAATAGTCAGAATCTTATCAGAATGAATCATAAAAGTATTCTGAGAACAAACTCCAACTAACCAAGGAGATAGAGTTTCATCCTTTTCATTCAAAACAAAAGGTTCAACCAGTTTACAATCTGGTTCCCCAAGTTCAGAAGTAACTTCCTCAATCTGAGATATCAGAATCTGATTGTTCAGTAGTACTAGTAGTTTCGTCATTTTTCTCTCCAATTTTCAATACATTTTTTTCATACATACTTTTCAACTTATCCAAAGGTTCTACTAATGTAACAACCCAATCAGATGGAACGGGAACTTTTTTATCTTTAGTAAAAGGAATCCACGGAACAAGATTAATATCAAAGGAATGTTTGAGTGTTTCTTCATCATTCTTAGAAACAATCTCAAAATCTCTTAGAAGAACAGCTTGTGGTTTGCAAAACAAGTATCCAACAACTCTACTATTATCTCCTTCTCCAACCACCATCTCTTGAATATCAGAAATGATATTTTCACCAGATTTCAAGTGAGCAAGTTTTACGGTCATAATACTCCAATACCTCTAACTACTATACCAATAAAAAGAGGGGAAGTCAACTGGATTTTGCCAGTCGTTCCCCTGCGCCGACGATATTCAATTATATTTATAGGTAGTCCTTTCTCTGATGATGTTCAGGAACAATCTTTCTTAACTCAATTCTGAGGAGTCCATCTTCGAAGGTGACGTTGGATACTTCTGTGTCGTCGGATAAAGTCCAGGCTCTCGTGAAACTTCTTTGAGCCAGTCCCTTGTGGATAAACGTCTTGTCCGATTCGGAATCTGATTTTTTTCCTTCGACAAAAAGTTTTCCATACTCTGTGTACGCATGAACTTCCTCCTTTTTGAATCCAGCAAGAGCAATTTCTAGATGAGATTCTACATTACTTATCTGAACAAGATTGTATGGGGGATAATTTGATGTAGTTTCGTGAACATTGAAGATACGATCAAGATACTCATCCATCCCAATACTGTTGCGAGTAATCTTATCCAGAAGAGTAGGAAGATCCGCAGAAGTATACCTTGTGAGGTTAGTCATTATTGTAGCTCCTTTGAAAGCGAGTTTGTGTTTTGTGAACCCTTACGGCGTTCATTACTAATTATACAAGAAAGCATAAAAAAGGAGGGTCGGAAACCCTCATCTTTTATTTCGGATATTACGATATGAAAACTGATGAAAATTTTACGTTCTGAATACCAACTAATTTGAGTATTAGTTTCTGAATTCTGACAAGAGAATTAACCACTGAATACTAACTATAAAATTTGAAGATGGTTGAGTATTAGACCCTGAATACTAATAAAAGTATTATCAGGTGAATACTAACGGAGACCATCTTCAACAATCATTTTTCTAACTTCTCTCCAAAGAGTACGCAGTTTTTTATCAGATCTACTCATTTCTTCTTTAATCTTACGAACATCATCAAGACTCTTGATTGCGTTTTTAGATTCCAAACTCATACTAAGTTTACAAGAAGATCCTGCTTTACGTTTATGATACTTATAGTTGGAAGCAGTCACTCCAGCATGCATATGATAAGGAGTAATTCCAAAATAAACTTCTTTAGCATACTTCCAATATGGAGGAAGTCCATTATCAGATCTTACCCTTGGATTTCCAGTTTTAGGATCCAATACTGTATTGACAACACCATAAAGAAACTTAAGTTTATCACTGGTATAGTTAAGAAGTGCAGGTTTAAGAGCGTTTCTTTTACTGTTTAATTCTAAACCAGCAAACTCTCTAGTTTCATCGTCCAACCTAAATGCAAGAATGGAAATGTACTTCTTGATCCATCTTGTTACATCATCATCATAGGAACTTTTAATTCCATATCTTTCATTTCTAGCAGCATTCGAATCTTCGGTCAGAGAATTTCTATCTGCATAAACATGTGACTTTTCTTTTTCGTGTTGTTCTAGACTAATTGGATTGAATGGTTTCAATGTATCAAAAATGTTTGGAAAACATTCAAGATAAAATGCTATTGATTTTACATCATTTTCATCAGTCTTATCCAAAAGTTCCGAACCGATACAAATTGATGTAATCTTTCTAGTCTTAGGAGTTACTTTTTGTGGAAAAGAAAGAATCTCATTATTATTCTTATCAGCAAGTTTTCCAATTTCTTGGAGTTGTTCCAATTTGAATGCTTGAGCAAGACTATTATCTTCTTGGGTTCTCAAATGAGCATCTTCAACAACTATAGAATGCCCAGATTGAAGTTCTGGAATATTTAATTTAATAAAATCGGAATGTTCGATTTTGTAATAGTTTTTTGTTTCTGGATTGTAGACGTGTGTAAAATTTTTACCAATATCACAAACAATAAATTTTTTCATAATTTTTTTCAGAGTATTAAGTCGTGAAAACTAACAAGAGTTTTACTTTATGAACACTAACTATTATTATTCTAACATAAAAAAAGAGGGTGTCAACCCTCTTAATCTCATTCGGTTTCTTGACCCTTTCCTTTCTTACCAATATTGTACTTCTGTTCCAAGATCCAATCACCCTTATCCTTATATGCAAGAACCTTAATCTGGTTCAAAGGAGCAATATCGGAAATTGAATCTTCCTTTACTACCGTAATCAGTCCCCAATCCGACAGAAGACGAGTAATACGATTCCTACGTTGAACATCATTTACCGTAAGGTTTGCGTGCTTACCATCAAGAGCAAACAATTCCTTAAAGTGAACAACATAATATCTACCCTGCTTATGCAGAATATGGCATGATTGATAGAGTTTTTTCTCCTTTCTAGAAGCAACTCCAATACGAGTCAAAGTTTCACGTACCTTCAAAAAATCATCAGGTTCATTCAAAACGACCTCCACCATCATATCGGGAGACCAGTTTACTTGTGGTTCAATTGTTTGAGTAGTCATTTCGTTCCGCCAGTTTCAAGTCGTTGTTTAATAAAATCTAGTTGTTCTTTATTTAGAATCTTCAAAGCTTGAGATGCTTTATCATTACTATAACCATAGTATTGTTTAACGCATTCTAAATCTTTGACTTTATCTTTACGGAGCCAGGGAGAAAATCTCTTCCGTTTCCTAAGACTATTTAGATAAAACGAATACTGCATATCTTTGTCAAGATGAGAGTTTATATTCATCTCATTTGCATAAAGAATACAATCAATATGACCAGACAAACAACGATTGATAATAAAGGGAGGATAATCCTTAATATCCTCAGATAGATCTTCTTTTGTGAAGTTGATAGAGTTTAACCAATCTTTAAGTTCCATTATTTAAACTCACACTCACACATAATTTCAGTCAACGCTGCCAGAAGATTAATTTCTTGATCGGCCACGAAGGCAATTTGGTACTGATACTTAGCAATAATGAGAACAGCAGAAGGAATACTACCGTTTTCAAGGGATGTAAGAAGAGCATCGTAAAGACGACGGAGTAATACACCAGAGTCATTATCAAGATTATTAACGACCCATTTACGAACTTCGGTAAAGTTCTTTTCTTTGAGACTTTTAATGAGATCATTTAGAGAAACATCGGAGAATGAGGCAAGAATACCAGAGTCAATCTTACCACCAGTAGAATACCTCTGGATTTCGTTTAAGACACGTCGAAAATCGGGAAAATGCTTGGATACGAGTTCCGCAACGACTTTTTCATCATACTCAATCTTTTCCGCATCCAGGATTGATTGAAGTCGTTGAAAGAAAGATCCTGCAAGTTGAACTCTTTGCTTCCCTTTGATGGTGAAGTCGATGACGGCACATCGGGAGTGAAGAGGTTCAATAATTTTGTTCTTGTAGTTACAGGTGAAGATGAATCGGCAGTTGATATAAAATGCCTCAATATTCGCCCGTAGTAGGAGTTGTACGTCGTTCCCTGTGTTATCAGCCTCATCGATGATGATGACTTTGTGTTTAGAAGATCCCGTAAGTGAGACGGTCGAAGCAAAGTTTTTCGCTTGGTTCCGTACAGTATCCAGGAAACGTCCCTCGTCGGATCCGTTGATGACATAATAATCTGCCCCCAATTCATTACATAGTGCTTTAGCAATGGTAGTTTTACCAATACCAGGAGGTCCAGCAAGAAGGAGATTTGGAATCTCACCTTTCTCTACAAACTCCTTAAATGTTTTTTTAGTTTCATCAGGAAGAATACAATCCTCAATT